CTTGCCTGTATCGCTTGCATTGATGCTGTTACATCTGCTGATTTGCGCGTGTGACCAATGAAAGTGGCGTAATCAGGTGGATAACTTGTTTCTTTCTTTTGTGCTGCTACTGCCTTAATCTCTTCAACATTTTCAAAGCCTCTGCCAAATTCAGCCAAACTTAAATGCTCTAGTTTTCTACACCAAGTCACAAACCTAGGATTATCCATCGTTGCTAACTGGTTAATGCTGATCCATAGGTTGGGCCATAAAATATCCATGCGTAACCAAAGTTCAGCCATTATTCGCACATGACTAGCTGTAAATGGCGACTGTTTCTTTTGCTGCTGCGAGCTGTTTCTCATAGCTTGAAGTGCGAGCTGATTGCTGTTGGTTAGTCCCATTGGAATATCCTCCGTTGGTTTTATTTGTCTGATTACGTTGAAGCCAACTAATTACCGATGATTTCCAGTTTTGCATAGGGCTTTTACCAGCAACCAGCCAACCATTCGATTCAAAGTAATGAAAATATTTAGTTGGTTCGTTAGGGTTAAGAGATAAACTATTTTCTTGGCAGTAATCAGCCATGAAGTTTTCAATCTCATTAATTGATGGTTTAACAAATACAGCAAGGGTTTTTCCTTTTACTGGTTTGTTAATATGGTTTGTTATTTGGTTTGTTACTTGTACATGGTCTCTCAGTCCAAGATCGTACTTGGCATCTGAGTCCAAATTGGTCTTGGTATCTGAGTCCAATTTGGTATCTGAGACCAACTTGGCATCTGAGACCAAATTGGTGAGTCTTTCTGGCATACACATCTTGTATTGATTGCAGCCTGTAAAACCTTTCTTTTTCTTGGTCAACCAGCCCTTTTTAGCCAAGCTAGTCGTAATCTTAGAAATGCGAGTTTTGTCATTAATATTAGAACGCTCTGAAAGCGCATCTAAGCTAGGAAATACTAACTCAGTAACTTTGCCCCTATAACTGAACAACGCCAGTAATACGCGCCTCTCTGGGTCAGACAGTAGTGGGTCAGTTAAAGCCTCTAGTGGTGCAACAAGTATATTCATACGCAGCTCGACATTTTAAAATTTTTATCTATTTATTAATTTTCTTGATCGGCATTAAATCTTGAAATACGCTTAATTCACTGAATCGTTTATTACGTTCTTTATCAACGAGGCTTCTCATGTACACTGATAATTCAATATTAAGTAAATACGAATCTGCTTTTGCAAAGGCGTACAGATCATCGTCCAAAGAAGTTGTGACTGAGTTTGATAATTTTTCCGTCATTAAATGTCCGTCCTTGACTTTTCAATTGGATTTATTTGATTCAAAAGATAGTGCATTTGATGAAGTCTTGTTGCTGGAACAAAATCACCCCAATGGCAGATTGCACTATGAGTAACTCCAATAGCCTCGCCTATTTTGGTTTTAGTCCCAAATGCGTGTATTAGATCGGTAATTGGTATTGCTGGAAGTTCTTTCATTTCTCAATGTTAGTATACTCACAACATTAATGTCAACCTTCTGTCTAAAATTAATAGAAAACTGTCAATCAAAATGACACCAACCTCACACATTTAGATTGTAAGATTACTTGCGACATTTAATATAAATTTTAAGGTTACAAAAAAATGAATTTAGGCGAGCGAGTAAAGAAATTGCGTAAAGATCAAGGTTGGTCACAACAAGATTTTGCTAATCGAACCTCAATATCAAGAGCAAGGGTTGCTCAACTAGAAACTGATCCTAGCGCAGAAGTTAAAGCGGCAGGGTTAGTATCCATAGCCAAGGCTTTTGGATGCACCATAGAGCAATTATTATCAAATAATGCGCTCGAATCGAGGGGGGGATTAAAGCTAAATCCGATCACTCGGAAAGCCCCCGTGGTAAGCTGGAATTCCCTACCAGCCATAATAGAGGGAAAATTTATGCTAGAAAGTAAGCACTGGGTAGGATGCCCATACGATCTATCGGAGAATTCTTTTGCGCTTGAAGTGCAAGATGAAGTAATGACTGCCAGTAACGGCAGATCGTATCCGCTAGGTGTTTTAATTTTTGTTGACCCAGATAAAACGCCCGTAAATGGGGATCGCATTGTTGCGATAGATACTGAAAATTTAAGTTCTGTTTTTCGGGAATACGTTATAACAGGTGGTGTTGAACATTTAAAACCTTTGAATGATCGCTACCCTATAAAAGAGTTTTCATCATCAACCAGGATCATCGGAACTGTAGTTGGTTCTTATCAATCAGAGGGATAAAATGTTAGTTTGTAATTTAAATAATAACCGACATAGATCGCTAAAATGGATGGTAGAGGCAGTGTATGAGTGGCATTTAATCCACACTGATACGTTTGCTTGTACTGAACCCCTTTTTGGTTGTTTGGAAAAAATATCCAAATCTATGAAAACAAATTTTGGAAATAATGTTAACGAGCAGTGTCCACAAGGCCCACCTAGTAAATAATTTAATCATTATTAATACCTTCTAAAATATCAGTAAAATTACCTAAAAATTCATTAAAAAACTAACATTTTAAATGTTTTCCCGAAAAAGCTGTACTTTTGATTGTGAGTTAGCTAACATAACCACAGATATGAAGCTGACTAAGGAAATTTAAGATGAACTCATTAACCAACCATTGTCATGTAACCAACCAGGTTAACGCCTACACCGATGAACCTACCGATACACCCTTAGATGGTGTGTTTGATGATTGCTCCCCTCTAAAAGACATTTACGCAGCCCTAATGTTCAAGCGTAAAGTCACCTTCCAAGCTGGCTGGAATTATGAGCCAACAACCTATACAGCCTTTGACATTCTATTAGACCGCATTAACGAGAACGCTGACACAACAGACTTAGCCGCCTCTATATTTGCTGCCGCATTATTCAACGAGAACAAAGGCGAGATAGCAACAGACCTAGCCCAAGCAAGTGATTTTGAGGCATGGGTTTATGACTTCTTTAAATACCTACAAAACTCAAAGCCAGCACCCTTCACCAAGCCCAACTTAGAATTTTTAAATGTACGAGGTGCGTAATGAATATTTCAAAGGAAACGCTAATCATTAATACGTTAGGTTGTTTAATTTGGGTTGTTTGTTGTGTCTGGTGGACGCTAGGAATGACCGCATGAGTGCTACAACTCAAGTGTGGTTGTTTTTCGCTCTAATAATTATTAGTGGAGTACAGATATGAATGTTGATATTTACTTGGAGGTTTTAAGCGACCTTCACAAGCTATGGGAATACAGCAACCCGTATTGTAAAAAGTTAAATGCTGAAAAACACTCAGCCTATAAAGAGGCTGCATTAAAAATAATATCTGGAATAGATAGAGGTGAGGTATGAGTATTCAAAAAAAGTTAGCTGATATTCAGCAAGTTCTAAAAGCACCAAAAGGCCAGCGTAATAATTTTGGCAAATACGACTTTCGATCATGTGAAGACATATTAAAAGCTGTTAAGCCGCTACTAGGTGACTTGTCATTAACGCTAAGTGATGAACTTGTATTTAGTGGAATGTTAGAGGATGAAATTGTAGCGGCTGGCGTTACTGTTAAAACTCAGCGTGTATACATTAAAGCTACAGCTACACTGAGTAATGGCGCAGATACTATTACTGCTACAGCCTATGCAAGAGAAGCAAGTGTTAAGAAAGGTATGGATTCATCACAGCTAACGGGAAGCACTAGCAGCTATGCGCGTAAATACTGTTTATCAGGGCTTTTTTCTATAGATTCTGAGGCTGATTCTGACGTTACAAATAAGCACAATGAAGATAAGACTTTAATGATTGATATGACAAATGATTTAGACATGAGTCTTGAAGGTATGGCAAGCCAGCCAGCAGCACAACCCGTAAAGCGAGTAAGCAAAAAACTTGTTCAAGATGTAGTGGCTTTAGTTAATTCTAGTCAGGAAACAAACGAAACAAGTTTGCTCGTAGAGGCTTTAGGTGAACTAGATCAAAATGAAAAACAAGTTATTTGGAAACAGTTAACAGGTAATCAACAAGAATTTGTACGTTTAACTAAGGAGATGTAAGCATGAGTAATTACGATAATTCAAACAAGGGCGGTATTTGGAAAAACGATAAACGTGAATCTGAGACACACCCCCACTTCAAGGGAAATGCAGAAGTAGGCGGTATTGATTACTGGGTGTCTGGGTGGCTACGCAACAAAGACGGCAACCCTAATGCGCCAGCTATGAAGTTTTCTTTTACAGCCAAAGAAACACAAGCACATCGACAGCCACCGCAGCAGTCAACACAAATGGCACAGGCTAAAGAAGCGGTCATGGCTGGCATGGATAGAGGGCCAGATAACTTTGACGATGATATTCCATTTTAAAAAGTACCACAGAGTAAAATTAAATAATAATTATTAAAATTAAATAATAAATAATAATTAATAAAATGAAAATTAAATCAAAAGTTGGTTACAGCATTGGTGAAATAACTCAAATTGGTTATGACATTGATGCTGACAGGTGTGCAGATTGTGGAATGTCGGTAGAGCATGAAGATTTTACATGGCATCACCCAGAAGCATTAACTGATAAACAAACCCACTAGGAGTGGCAAATGAACATTAATAGTTTAACCAACGTCACCATATCTGGCATTTGTACAGCAGATTACCCAGATTTTGTGGACGCTTATATTGCCAGTGCGGATGATGCTAATGGCAACCCATTGTCAGATGAACAGCTAGAAGTATTAACCAATGACCATCAAGAATTTGTGCAGGAAATGGCACACGATGAAATGATGGGTTGGGTATGAACAATAAAGTGCAAGTGCAAGTGCCAGTGCCGATCACCATGCTTTCCGATCAGGCAATTATCAATGAGTTAAACAGGCGCAATAAGCTAATTAAATGGGCGCGTAAAAGGATTGTTAAAAAATGAATGATTTAATGAGCGAACAAGAACTTGAAAAAGTGACGGGATACAAAGCCCAAGCCAAGCAATGCAAGTTGCTAACAGAGCATGGAATATTCTTTGTTAAAGATGCTAATGGGCAACCACATGTAACCTGGTACTCATTTAACAACCCTACGCATTTGCGGTTCAACGAATCCTTGGCGCATAATGACGAACCAGACTTTTCGGCAATGGGTTAATTATGTCTCCAAGAAAACGAATTAACGGCCCTGATTGGCTACCTGTGCGGTGCTACTTAGGCAAGAGTGCGTTTGAGTACCGCCCTAAAAGTGGTGGCTGTGTGCGTCTGGGTAAGTTTACAACGCCCAAAGAAATCATTTTGGCAAATTATAATGCTGCTAGGTTACTGCATGAAGAACCAACAGGCGCGTTTTCCGAATTAATTCGTGGATACCTAGCCAGCGTTAGATATTCAGAGTTAGCAGTGCGAACTAAAATTGATTATGCGCGATATGCTAAAAAACTAGACTTGGTGTTTGGTAAGATGAATCGTAACCGCATTAAACCGCATCACATTCGCCAGTACATGGATAAACGTAAAGAAGGTGGCGTGATTGTGCAGGCCAATCGGGAAAAGTCATTTCTTAGTTCAGTATTTAGTTGGGCCTATGAAAATGGCAAAGTAAACATGAACCCCGTAAAAGGTGTTCGCAAATTTAAAGAAACACCACGCCCTAGATACATTGAAGATTGGGAATACAATTTATGGCTAGATCAGGCGTATATTAAATGGCCTTTATTAGCTGCTGCAATGGAAATAAGCTACTGCTGTGCAGCTAGAGAAGCAGACGTTTGGAATTTAGAGCGAGAAAAGCTATTAGAAGAAGGTATTAAGATAAGGCAGGGAAAGACAGGCAAAATACAAATTAAAGAGTGGAACCCCCGGTTAAGGGCTGCTGTTGATTTAGCTTTATCAGTACAAAAACTTACTAACTTTAAGTGGGTATTTTGTGATAAGAAGGGCCACCATCCAGCACAAGGGGCATTGCAAGAATGGGCTTTACTAGCTAAACGCAAAGCTAAGTCAGAATACAATGGGGTATTAAATATAGATTTTACGTTCCATGATATTAAAGCTAAAGCCATTTCTGATTTTGAAGGTAACAAGCAAGAATTTTCTGGTCACAAGACCCAATCCCAAGTGGCAATCTATGATCGCAAAGTAAAGGTCACTCCCACCTTAAAATAGTCCAAAACTGGTTGCATGAACACCGCTGTATAACCACTGTATAAAATCCCAGAAATTCGGAACTTTATTCGGAAGTGTTCGGAAGTTAGTAAGGGCTATCGCTGAAAGGTACTGGTAATGGGGTGGACGATGGGGTTCGAACCCACGACCACCGGAATCACAATCTGAGGGTTTAATCTATTAAAACAAAGACTTAACCCTCTATTTCCGAACAATTTACGATTTTTACAACCCTAAACTGCCTAGCTTTTTTCAATCTTCAACACTGTATATTCGGAAAGTGTTTCCGCGAAAAACGACACTATAAAGTAAACCCCGTTCTGTTGCTATAAATAATTAATTTATTTTAGGGTGGTCTTAACTCAGCTAATTTGTCTGACTTAGAACCACCCATGATTAGTTTATAATTTTCATCCAGTTTAATCGCTTAATTGTTTGGATGAAAGTCTGACACTTCTTAAACTGTCCAGACACTTCTATTGCAGACCCACCTTTTTTGATTTGGGTGAATTGACATTTATTACCGATAACCCTGTACATCTATCCGTTTTGTCTATACAATATGGTTATGGGTTGAGTTAGCCCACACCGACCAAGCGGAACTTGGTACTAGGAGAAAAGTTATGTTAACTATTAAAAACGTAAAACACAGTGTTTTTGCTTCTCAAGAAACTAACTGTTTTGAAGCCACTGTTTATTGGAATGGAAAAAAAGCTGGTTATGCTGAAAATTCTGGCAGAGGTGGATGCACAGATATTCATTGGTTAAATAGGGATGCTGAAAAAGAAGCTATAACTTGGGCTAAAACTCAGCCTGACATAGTAACTGACTTATGCCTACAAGATTCTGATGAAATTTTTACTTATACGTTTGATTTAGAGGGTGCTATAGACGAATTGCTAGAAACGCACTTAGCAGAAAAAGAACTTAAAACTAAGCTAAAAACAAAACTTTTAATTAAAGATGATAATTCTAATAAAGATGAATTTCACAGTTGGACTTTTAAAAAATATAAATTCTCAAAAGAACAACTAATAGAAGGTGTGTTAAAAAAAGCTAATTTGGTTAACCCAGTAGTTTTAAATTTATTACCCCTAAATGAAGCATTAAAGATTTGGAGGGGTAAAGCATGAACAAGCCAATGGATAAACAAGCCTTATGTTTAATAACAATGATGAGCCATCATTTAACGCATGAGTATGCATCGGAAGAAAACAAGCAGCGCAACCTTGATGCTCACCTAAAAGAATTTAAATATTTTGCATCACTACCCGTTACTGATTTTTCACAAAGCGTCTGGGATGAAATGAACCAATTGTTTAATTCATGGGGTGACGCATGAAAATTTCTATAAAATGCTCACATTACCTAATACCTGATGCTGACACTGAAATTAGTGCTGACATACCTGTAGGAAAGTTAGTGAGGCTTTCCCACAGCCAAGTTAAAAAAGCGGTGATTGATGCAGGGTATGATTGGATTGAAACAGATGTTTTTGTTGCTAATTGGCCCGAAAAAGGTCGTTACTTGTTAAAGCCAAGAGGCCGTATAAATTTAAGCGCAGGGGGTTAGCCATGAATAAGCCAACCAATGACTATGAGGCTTTAGTGCTGGCTCTAAGGCTAAGTATTACAGCAGACACAGACGAGCAATTTAATCGCGCTTTAGAAATGGCAGAGGGCTTTGCAGCTAGGCTTACCGACATTGAAGTAGCTAGGGCTAAAAAAGAAGTGGAGGTGATACATGAGTAATATAATAAATCATAAAGAAGGTTACATATTGAGTTTAAAACTTTTATGGACTGCAAACACATGGGCTAAAAAAGATAAATGCAATGAACTATTAAGGTTTTTCTCACAAGAATTTACAGAAGATCAAAAGCAAAAATATAGTTTTATTGCTATAGACGAAAGCAATTATGAGGGACTTGTTGAGTCTCTTAAAGAGTTTCAATTATTAGCAAAAAAAGGAGAATTATTGTGTAACTCTAGTAGTCTGCGAAAGGCTTTTGATTTAATTGAAACCAACTCTGAGCATTTAACAAATAAAGAAATAGCTAGGGCTAAACGTCAAGTAGAGTGGGAAGAATGACTGATAAAACAAAGTGGGATTATGTAAATAATAAAGTGTGGGCAGATAATGTTGAATGGGTAGAAGTAAAAAGTAGACCTTTACAGCATGGAAGCACTGGCAATGCTAATGCCAGTAAAGAAGTGGAGGTGATACATGAGATACAGAAAACCAACCAATAACCATGAGGCGCTTGTTTTAGCACTGGATATATTTATGCGAGTTGATGAAGATGATGAAGATGGTCGAAGCAAGGCGTATTGCATGCTTGATTATTTCTTTGACCAAATGACCGAAAAAGAGATAAATGCGGCTGAACTAGCTGGCGACTATAAAAAGAGTTAAATGATATAAAAAGTTTAAGCGAGTTACTTAATGACTGAACAACATGGAAGCACTGGCAATACCAACGCCAGCAAAGAAGTGACCAAATCATCAGTGCTGACCATGCGCTGTACGCCAAGCGAAAAGGCTAAATGGGTCAATGCTGCTAAAGGTCAAAAGTTAGCAAAGTGGGTTACTGAATCTTTAAATGACGCTGCCCAAAAAAAGACCACCTGATCGAAGTGGTCTAAGGCTAGGGAGAACTAGCTAGGGGAATATTATTTTTTCTTCATTACACTATCAGCTAGACCACCGCCAAAGTAGAACATGACTATCGTGAGCATTATCCAATCAATTTGGAACTCTGATAATATTTCTTTTACCCCAGTAACGTCTTTATTTAAAAAAGTCATTACGATCACAAGAACGTAAGTGCTTATGTATGTCACTGAGAACATGGTCGCCATGATGCGCTGTGCGATCTTAAATGGCGCGTAGGCAGTCATTAAATCAGTCTTAGCTTTGGTCTTAGCCTCAATCATTTCAGTATCAGAGGTGTGGAATGAGTCTATCAAATCCATGCCTTTGCTAATCACATCACCACTGCCAAAGATTGTGCTTAAAACGCCCATAATTAGTCCTTGATTTGAAAGTGAGGCATGTCTTTCCATGACCGCCAGAGGCCACCCCACTGTAGCTCTATCCCTAGCTGACTGGCACTCTGCAACATAGCAGTGGCGATTGTGGTAAGGTGAAGGGTGTCCCAACTGGCCTTTCCGTCAACGTAAGCGAACACATCGAGGGCTTTGCCAGTTTGGTGATATGACTTTTTAGCTGTCCCGTCACACTTAGATTTGCCAGAGGTGTACAATTCAGCTTGGTCTTGGGTACTGCGAAATCCTCCGCTTGAAGGGACCCCGAAATCAATAGGGCTAAGAGTAATGGCAAGCTCTGCAATGTCAATGAGCCGATCATCTATCCCCTCCATATTCTTCATGCTGTTCTTGCCTAGCTGAAAAGTCATTTTGCTATGCCCTCTTGCATAAAAACTAAAATCGCTGCGGCTACTGCGGCTGCTAACCAGGCTCCTTTTTTAATGACTGACCGACCCACGGCTTGATGAAACTTTTCCATAGATTTTTTACTCGCTAGTTCAGCAATCTTATCTAGCTGTGCTTCCGTCAATTCAATGTCTTTCATTTCTATCTCACATAATAATAAGTAACGCCAAACATTAAGGCGAATACGACTAACAGCCACGACATTACTTTAATGCCCAGATTTAAATTTTGTTGCAAAGCTTTTTGACGTTGGTATCTAGCCTTTGCTTTATTCTTTACTGCATCTTTCCTATCCCTAGCAGCTTTAGCTTGAAAGCTCATCCAATCCTGCCAAAGACCTGGCCTACCGCAATAAATCATAAATTGCTTTAACTCAGCTTCTTGTGCCTTAATTTTTTCAAGTGCTAAAAATTCTTCCAGTTCATTTTTTGGCCCTGTCTTATTTTCTACTCGTTTAGATAGTTCTGCTTTTGAGTCAAAATATTTAATAAGTGAGGCAGAGCAGTCGATCAACTCTCGTCCACTACCTATAGCCTTTTTTATAGTGCTGTATGCCAGGTTGCAGGCTGCCAGTTCCGCGAGCACTAGGCAACCCAGTGCAGGGTGCTATACGCAGGCAGTGCATATGGCTTGCTAATTGGCTGTACACGCATATAATCCTGCTCCCGTATTACTTGCGGCTCAACTACATAAGCCATGTTCACTGGCGGTAAAGGCGTTATATGAACTGGATATAGTTCAACAGGGCTAGACCACACTAATAAGTCTTATCCCAAACTCGCAATTTATCAAAGTCACCTGATAACATTTTGCGCTTAACAACTTCTGCTTTAGCGTGGGTATCATCCCAAGCCACACCAGCCTCTTTTAGCCATTCGCCCATCAATGCCGCATCAATTACGCCTACTAATTTGTTCTCACCAAATCCATCAATGCCTTGGTCGCGGTAGGCTTGTGCCTGGTCTAGCATTGGGTTCCAATCATGTTTTTTTACATGAACAATTTTGTTGCCGTCTTGATGCCATGATTCTGAAATCTTAGCCATGAAAATCTTTCCTAAAAAAAAGGGGCATATTTCAGCCCCTTGGTTGTTGCCTTTTACTAAGCGGTACAGTCTGCGATTAGACCTAATGACTTCTCATTACGAACGACCAAAGTGGCCTCCGTTAAGCATTGTCGCGTGACATTATCACCATTTTTCGCAAGTTCCTCACTCTTCATCGGACGTAATGATGCTAGTGAAAGCATATCGGTTTGAAGAATAAACACTGAACGGGCTTCTTGGTGACGCGAAGGGGTAAACGTAACGCTGCCCCAAGGTGTCATGTAGATCGAAAGCAATTGACTGACCTTGCCGTTCTGGGCTGTGGCCCGTTCATTGTTATTGCCCACGAAGGCCAATGCCCGTTGCATTTGCGCGCTGGTTAGATATACAGTATCGGGTGTGCCCCCTGCGTCC